CCGCCCGTGGGCAAAAGGGCAACAGTATCGCGGCCGTTCAAAACGGCGCCGATGATTTCCTCCTGTAGCGGTTTGAATGAGGAAAACCCCCAATAGCGAATATGGGGGTTAAAACAAATAGTACAATTATAAAAAGGTCAAAAAAAGGCTGAAAAGGTTTAATTTTAAAGGCTTCCGGGCGGTTTTAGCCGACCAACAACAAATCTACAAAAAGTACAATTTCTTGCCATTTGCTACCATTCCAGTATAATTATTAAGGCCTTTAAAGGGCTGTATTTAGCACAAAAGTACATTAGAGGCTACAATATAGCCATTTACTACCATTGGCGCGGTATAAACGCGTATTTACAACTATTTAAATAACCGTTTAAACCCCATTTTTAACCAAAAAACTGGAGAGGATTTGATTTTGCCCAAAAATGGCAAGGAAAGGGTTAGGAGTTACATTAGGGGTTACATTAGGGGTTACAAAATAACTTAAAAGGTGGTATGAGTTCGCTAATAAAATACACGAGATTTTAACGTAAATACTTAAAAATGGATTGAGTTGATAGGGGTATGATTGTTTTTTGAACATACTTTTAATAGATAACACCCTTAAAACGAGTTGATTAATGGTTAAACAACAATAAATACTCAATATTTTATTGAGTTAGCGCTGTACTTTATGAATTTTAGGCTACTAAAATAAGTGGCTGGAAGCCTGGACCCGAAAGATGGAAAGTATTTGATCTTTTTTTATTTGTTGAGGTGGAAATTCTTCTTTTTTACCATCCATAGGCTTGCTTATTAGGGTAAAACTCTCTTTATCCTCACCTTTTGTAATGATCTTAATCATACGAAATTGATTTTTAGTAACAATGGCATATATCTCACCTAAAGGAATAAACTCTTGCCAATTTTTAATTTCAACGAGGCCAATAGCATCACCATGCTTAATGACCTTTGCCATTGATTGCCCTGAAGCTCTTACAATATAATCACAACCTTGAAAGAAAGGATGCGACACATAATGATCCGGTATTGATTTCTGATCATTATGAATTTCTAAAAAACTGGCTGTAAAATCAATATCGTAATAAGGAACTTTTTTCCCGTAAGCTGGCTCAGGATCATTTAATAGCTCTAATTGCGAATTTTTAGTCATTTCCCCTTCTCCCGTCAATAGCCATTGTGGATTTATGTCTTCAAACTTGTTTACTATATCTAAAATAATTTCATATGAAGGATTGGCACCTTCCTTCTTTAAACGATTAATTTTCTGAGGAGCGTCATATTTTAAATAGTTTATAGCAAACTCGTTTACGCTATTAATCCCTTTAAATTCAATAATTTGCAAAATTCTATCAAAAAAAGTTTGATTTTTATTCAAAGATGTTTCCATAGTTTAAAACTTGTTTACTATATTTGCCTTGTTACTTTACAAATGTAAACTAAAATATTATGCAAAGAATAAGTCTTGGTCAAGAGCACCATAAAGAAATAAAAAAAGCTTTCCCAGATGTAAGCAGACAGACCATTTACGCAGCCTTAAGCTATTTTAATAATAGTGAGACGGCGCAGGCTATTCGAGCTAAAGCGAAAGAACTTTTACAGGCTGAAATTGAAAAATTAAAAATCGAAGGATAATGTTTGAATATCACGGAAATACATTGTGCGTTCAAGCAAATTGGTTAGAAGAAATAGGTGTTGCTTCTGTACCCAATCTTAAGGTACTTACGCATCGAGGTAAAGTTAGAAAAGCAAAAACTGCAGGAGGTCTCGGCAACTACGCCCTGTACGTGTACGAATCCCTCCCCCAACGCTTCCGCACGGCAATAGAGCACGATCTTGGTATTGATCCTTACGAGGAAAGCAAAACAATTCCTTTTGATAGATACTTAACACAGGATAGTTTGGCAGCGGCTTTTTTTGCCAATTACGAACTGGCAGATGGCCGTTACCTTTCCGAGGCAAACCAAGAGGCAGTCGATGAATATACAGCTAATGTTTGTGTATTTAATGGTATAGCAAAATTGTATCGGGAGATTACCGATGCAAACCCGAAAATAAACAAAGGAACACTTTGGAGCCGATTTGCCAAAGCGATCCATAGCCTTCCAAAAGAAATAAAAATACGTTACCCATTCAATCTCCCCACAAACCCTCGCGCACTGCGTGCGAAATATGAGGCCTGTGTCCTGGAAAAACCCAATAAGCGTTATCCACTTCCAGGACTTGAGGGCCTAATCCACGCAAACTACTGCAACACGCATAGCGCCAAGATTACAGAAGAGATCGGAGACTGGCTTTTATCCACTTACTGCCTCCCACTCAATTATTCCATTTATGAACTATACCAGTTATATCAAAACGAGCGATGCGATCGCGGATGGCCTGTTCTTTCCGAAAGTGGAATTGCAAACTACATAAATACGCCTGAACGTGAGCGCATTTGGACGCTTGCACGCGATGGCGAAGAGGAATACACCAAAAAATACGGGCATACACTCACCAAGAACAAAAACAGATTGTTCCCTAATGCCCATTGGGCGATTGACGGTACCAAATTGGATACGGTTCATTATTGGGACAATAAGGCAAAAATGGCCGCTGTCTGCAAGATAAATGTACTGATTGACGTGTATTCTGAAAAAATACTCGGCTATTCCTTCAGTATGACGGAGAACCATATTGACCATTTTATAGCCGTTAAAATGGCGGTTAATGAGGCAGGTTCACGTCCATATTTATTCACTTACGATGCCCAATCTGCCCACCGATCTGCACGAATGCAGGAATTGTACGATAAGCTTATTTCAAAAGGCGGGACCCACTACCATCACAAGGTTGGGAGAAAGTCAAATCCAATCGAGCAGGTATTCAACCGCCTCCAACAACAGGTGGTTATGAAACGATGGTTCAGCGATGGACAGAGTATCAAGGCGAAGCAGAGTCGCTCCAAAGCAAATATGGAGTTTATTGAGGCCAATAAGGGCGCGCTTCCAACTTTTGAGGAACTGCAGATGCACTGGGAACTGATGGTGGAGGAATGGAACTCACGTCCACGTTCCAAAAAGACTACCAAAACCCGAAACGAATATTTTGAGCAAAAAACATCACACCGAAATGAGATCGGTGTCCAGGAACGAATCTCCATGTTCTGGCTCAACGAAACCAAGCCTAAAAAATACTATGCCCACGGAATGCCGCTAACTGTGGCTGGCGAAGATTATATATACGAAGTATATGATGCAAATGGTGATGTGGATGTAGATTTCAGGATAAAGTATGTACAGCAGTCGCTTATTGTTAGCTATGATCCCGAATATCTTGATGACTACGTGGCACTTTATCGCCTTAACGATAAAGGTGAAAAGGTATTTGTGGCCTTTGCCCAGAAAAAACGTGAGCATGTGCAGGTGCCAATACTTCAGCAGCAAGGCGAACGCGAATTGATGCTAAGGGACCTTGAAGTACGGGAAAAGGAAAAAGCACGCGATTGGAAAACCTATGAAGCTTTGGTTGAACGTACCGGTATAAGCCGTGAAGCTTTGATTGATGATCAAAATTCGTGGGTTGCAAATAATGTAGAGTTCAATGCCAAGCGTGCTGCCTACGCCTCAAAGGAGGAAAACCTAGAAACGGACAGTGAATCAATTTTTGAACGTATAACCAGATAAATATAAATTCTAATGACACAAAAAGAAAAAACCAAAATCGTTGACCTGCTTCGGGTTTTCATTACCCAAAAAGGATCACAGAATAAGGCCGCGAATGCCCTATCGGTATCATCTGCGGTTATATCACACCTTGTTAACGGGAATTGGGAGCCATACAGTGATGATATCTTCCGTAAAATCGGTAACCAAATTGGCTACAATAGCCAGGACTGGCAATTTGTAGAGACTACAAACGCCCGAATCCTTCTAAATGCACTTAAAAAAGCGAAACAGCAACAATCTGTATTTACCGTATTAGCGGGTGCAGGTTCCGGAAAAAGCGAAATAACCAAGAAATATGCTTCTGAAACCCCTGAGGCCATTCGTGTGGAGTGTGCTGGATATTGGGATGAAAAGCACTTTTTACAGGAAATATTGCTCCAAATGGGCGTAAGAAACCCACACAACCGGGTACCGCAAATGATGGCTGAAATAATCAGCCGCCTAAGCAATTACCACACCCCGCCAATCCTAATTATTGACGAGGTTGATAAACTTGGTGACCGTCTTTTGTATTTCCTCATCACCTTCTACAATGAACTGAAATGGAAATGCTCCATTGTCCTGTTGTCCACCTACTATTTCAAGAAAAGATTGGAAGATGGCCTTAGAAACCGTCGCAAAGGCTATGAGGAACTGTACAGTCGTTACGGTGCATTTCTGGAATTTGAACAGACCAGCGCTGCAGACGTGCAACTGATGTGCGAGGCACAGAGCCTAACTGATAAAACAGCCATCAAAACAATTCAAAGGAAGTCTAACGGCGATCTGCGTATTTCCGCAGAGCTTATTCGCCTATATAAACTGGAACATGCCGCATAGATATCACCCCGAAATAGAAGGACTCAAAGTAAATGAGGACGGTACCGAGGTATTGTACTTCGGTGAGGAACTGGAAGTAAAGATCATTGAACGAAAGGAGCGAGACACTAATGAAACGCCATATGTGGTATTTCTCGGCAGGACCCATAGCGTTGGCAAACTGGTTTGTGAGTGCTGGAACGGATTACCTGATAATCCCCGATGGTGTGCCACAAGGATTGAAAAGGAAAAGGGATTCCATTATACCAACTTGGAATGGAGACCCTGTGGTTTCAATCCACAGCAGGGTACCAAAAAAGTGAAACGTAGCTCACTTAGCAGGTTGAAAGGATATGAGATTGAAAAAATTGAAGAGAGGTTGAACGACGGTGAGCCGCTCAACAAGATAGCCGCCGATTATGGCGTAAGCGATATGAGCATCCACCGAATTAAAAAAGCAATGCAACGACGTGGCGAGAGCATATAACGTAAACGATCTTTTAAATAAAAACTTTGAGTTGATGCCTTTTACCGGGCCTTGGCGGAAATCTTTTGGCAGACCCTGCAAGCAGTTCAGCATGATGATTATGGGGCCCTCCGGGGAAGGAAAAACGGAGCTTGCCATAAAACTTGCTAAATATCTGGCAGGATTTGGTAAGGTAGCCTACGACAGCATAGAGCAGGGATTTAGCCATACGCTAAAAATGGCGGTGGAACGTAACCACTTGCAGGAGGTGGCCGATAGTTTTTTGATCCTGGACAAAGAAGATCTGCCGGCGCTGACCAAAAGATTGAGAAAGCAACGGTCTCCTGATTTTTTGGTGATTGATTCCCTTCAATATCTCCGGGCTACCAAGGATGAATACTTTGAGTTCAAAAATGAATTTTACCCCAAAAAGGGAATCATCTACATCAGTCACCAAGATGGAAATGACCCAAAGGGAGCGCTTGCAAAGGATGTCTGGTTTGATGTGGACATCCATGTAAGGGTGGAGGGTTTCAAGGCCTTTCCAAGTAAAAGGCTAAACGGAGGCGGTGAGCCATACGTAATAGATGCGGTCCGTGCCGCTAAGTTTCACGGAAAAATTAAAGAAAACAACAGCAACAATGAAAACAATCTTCGAAATCCTAAAAATGACACCTGACGAGTATGATATGCTCGTGATGGATTGGTGGACCACATACTGCTATGCCAAGGCAGAAAATAAAATTTCCGTACAAAAGCTTCTAACCAATAATACGCTATTCCAATGGTGGCACGCACAGCTTGAAATGGTTGAACCTGAATTTGTAGAAGATGCCTGGCCATTTAAGGACACCTACACAAAGGACGATGCCAATAAGCTGTATGCAAAGCACGCGTACAAACTTCAGAAATACTACAACAGCGATCTGATAAAAGAGGCATTGCAATGAAAGAAAAAATACAGAAACTCGAAGCGTGGCTGGTAGAAAATCCAGACCATCCTGATTACTGCCTTGTTTGGCAGGATAAGAACAAATTAGAAATGGAATTATTACGAAATAAACACCAGCGAATTATGAATCTTTTAAACACAATAAGTTCTCTAAAAAAAATCGCCGGTAACCCAGAGGTAAAAAAAGCAGAAAAGGATGGTTTTTCCATCATTTTTCAAAATAGCACTTCGTCCGCAGGTTATCTCGGGCTTGAATTTGTCTGTAAAGACAAAAAGTTGAATACGGAGTTGGTTATGCTGCCTCTAAAATTCACTCATAATCAATTATCAAATATTGTTAAAGACTGTAGAAATGCAATACAAGAGCAGATTGAAAATCAATAGTAACCTTAAATAAACAACAATGAAAACAGAAACCAAAATTGAAAATGTAAGCAGCTTTAAACTGAAAGTAGAAATACAAGCTCGCTCACAAGATGAAAAGGTGGTTGATTCACTGAGCGAATTTTCAGCGGATCAATTGAAAGAAGAACTTAAAAGAAGACACGGAAAAAACGATGCTACCGTAAAAATTGACTTAAATGACACAATCACGGATGTGTATATTGAGGGGAAAACTAAAAAAATAGGTTTTCTGTTTGTTCGATTATTCTCTCAACATAAAGAATTGCGGGAGATAGTAAAAGCATCATTAATGACTGCTGAAATGATTCCAACTGGAATATTCGATCTCCTAAATAAAGGAAAAATTAAATCTTAAATAATCACTAATGAGCACATCAAGAGCAAAAAAGAAAACAGTGGTACCGCCACTAAACCAGAACGAAGCTGACCGAGTATTGGCACAATATGCAACCGCTCACGCAAAGCGCGAGCAGATCAATGCACTAATGGACGAGCGAATCACAAAAATACGTGAGGAATATGCAGCAGACCTTGAGGAATGTACAGAGCGCGTAAATGAGAACTTCCAGAAACTCCAAATGTACTATGAAGTGAAGCCCGAACTTTTCCAAAAGAGAAAATCTGTGGAGACAGCTCACGGATTGATAGGGTTCAGAACTGGCACTCCAAAGCTTAAAACGCTAAAAGGATTCACTTGGGCGGTGGTTCTGAAATTACTAAAGGCAAAGGATGCTTTGGAATATATCCGAACCAAGGAAGAACCGGCTAAGGACATTTTATTGGCAAACCGCGAAAAGCCGGAGACCATCTCGCTTATGGCGAACGTGGGACTGGAAGTGGTGCAGGAAGATACCTTCTACATTGACCTTAAAAAAGAAGAAGTAGAAGCCTAACCCATCCCGATAGCTATCGGGACTAACCTACACGCCCCATGACAAAGTTTAACCAGATGCTGGCCGATGCCCAGGCCAGTATCAATTATCATACAAAAATGGCAACGGAAATAAAGTGTGAGCAGACCGCGGACGATCTTATCCTAATCAACGGAAAGGAAGTCCGAAAAGATATGAATGGCAACTGGATAGGTAGAACCCTAGATATGAAGGAAGCCAAGTTCTTTAATGTTTTTCTCTATACGATTAGGCAAATATCCAAGGGAAGATTCATTGAAGCAACATACAGAGTGTAATTCAGGCGAGCCGGGATATACCGAAAGTCCCTTGTCGGGGCCGAAATCCTTCAACCTGCAGCTTTGCCAGACGTGCCTGATCCCAGAGGGGTAGTATTTAGTCGGCAAAAGATGGTAATCCGTTCCGGCCGTAAAGCGAATTGGCGGGAAGGTTGATAAAGACCGCAACCACTGCGATAGTGTGGTAACTGACCGGATGGACGGCATTAGAAGTTGCAGGTTCGAACCCTGCACCGGTCACAAAAGTTTAAAAGCTAATAAATAGTGTTTATGAGTGATAAGGCTAATAAAATATTTAATGCAGAACAATCATTAGATGAATTTCAAAAGTTATCCATTCCTGCTCCCGAAACCTTTAGTGAATCACTAAAAATGATGTCAAAGATGGTTCAGCATTTTCAGAAGATTTACGATTCCGGATATGAAAAGGGATACAGGGATGCGATTAAAAAAATTGATTTATGATAGCAAACGCCAAACAAAAACAGCTAATCCACCTCAATACCCCAAATAGGGATATTAAGGAGGAGTTTGTGCAATGGGCCACTGGTGATGTAAACAAAACCAGCACCAACGATCTCAGTTTTGAGCAGGCAAACGCAATACTCGTAAAGCTTGGAAAAAAACCCTTGCGCCCAACAAAAGAAGATAGCCCATATTATTGGGGAATGTTTGATAGGCTGAACCATCAGCACGCTAAAGTGCTAAGCTACCTGCACCAACTGCAGTGGACCAAACCTGACCCAAAGTATGGACGCGTGCCAGATATTGAACGTCTGGGGCAATGGCTGCAGAGCAAACGATGCCCGGTCAACAAACCTTTAAAAAAAATGGACTCTAAGGAGCTCAATAAAATATTCACCGCCCTCAAGGGCATAATAAGAGCCACTTACAAATGAGAAATATTTTATTCTCCTATAATTGGAATAACAAATTGGAGTGTAAGGCATATACCACGCTTCGTCTGCATCAGCCCGAGAAATATGTAGTGGGCGAAACCTACGACATTATATTAAAGGATGAAGTGCTGCACACCGCGACCATAATTGATGTTAAGCCATTGCGCTTTGATCAACTCAATGAATTTATAGCTTATTTGGACACTGGTTATAACCTTCAGGAGTGCCAAAACATCATCAAACGCATGTATGCCAAGGTAGATTTCAAAACTCAAAAATTGGCACTGATATTATTGCGGAAACAGGAATTTTTAAATGAAAGACAATGAGCTGGTATTGGTATGTATTAATAATTATCATCCTGCTCATCGCTCTTGCGTGGTGCCTGTCAAACCATTGCTTTGATGATGATGATGCAGACATGCACTGGAACGATAACTACGCTGCTCCAAAGCAACGTCTCAGCCAAAAGTATTGCCAGCATCCATACGAGGCCAGATATACGAAATTAATAGAAAGCATCGTAACCTGCGAAACTACCGTAACGGCATGTGCCCTATGCGGAAAACATTTAACCGAACCTGAAACTGATTGTTGAGATGAGAAATCAAATTACTTAAAAAAAATGAGACTCCGTGAAAAATACCAAGAGAACGAAAACCTTATTCAAGGATACACAGATTTTCTGCTAAACCACGGTTACAAAAATTATAAGCAAAATGCCCGGCTTTGCAAACAGATTACCAGAGCTGCAGAAAATAAACTGATAGAAGAGATTGCCCGCCTCCGGGAAGAGAATAAAAATATAAGAGTAGATGCCATTGTAGAACCGCAAATATTAAACTATGAGTACCCAACAGCAACAATCGCCACCATTTCAAAGCTTACTCACACCCATATCCTTGGACTTTACCCTTCAAAGTCTAAAAGCCCTAAACATCATTTGGAACTATCGTGATATGTATGATCCTGAAGTGAACATAGGAGTTGCAGAAAAGGCTATGCCATCGGTATTACTGCAGGTAGCAAAAAAGCTTTCGAAAAAGCAGCTTACCCGCCAAATAGGGTTTCATAAAAAGGATGCATTTACAATCAAGCTTGAACCCTTTGAGGCCTTTTTCCTTGAGGTTTACATCCGCGGTATTGCAATACACCTTCCGTATGGTTATGAGCGCACAGTCGCGCTAAAAAGAGCTGGAGAAATAAATCAATTACTATCGTGATGGAAATTAAATGTCATAGATGTCAACATTTGACCCAAAACCCAAAGAGCAAAAATTATTCTTGTGATAAGAACTGGTTTGGGGGTTGTACAAAACCACCCAAGTATTCGGCAAAGCTGTGTGCGGAGAAAAAGGATTTTAAACCTAAATCGATAGCATAATGGAAACCACCTACACCGTAAAGAGCAAACAGGACGGCTTCATCTGGAGCTTTAAATATACTTTAAACGGCGATTTAAGGGTTTTTATAATCGATGAAGGAACGTTATCGGCCAAGCAGATGAAATGGCTATTTGGAAGTGGAAACTTCCCCGCCAACGAAAGCATAATGCGCTCGGTCTGGATGAAACAGCTCAAGGCCAATTTTGAGATCACCATTGGCGAGCCAGATTTGAGTTTTGAGGCCTTCTGGACTGCATACAACCATAAGATAAAAAAAGTGGTGAGCGAAAAGGCCTGGGAACGCCTGGGCAAAAAAGACCGGATGGCCGCCCTGGCAGGTATAAAGCCGTATGACGGTTACCTCTCCCGAAAGGGAATTGCCAAGGCGCATCCCGCCACCTACTTGAACCAACGCTATTGGGAAGACAATCACGCATCAATTCATTGAATTATGAGCAAAAACAAAATTGAGGACCCGATTGTAAGGGAATTGGCAAAAGGCCATTATTGGGAAGGCTTTTATACAGGCGCTGCTATTGCAACTGTGGTAATTGGAATAAACGTAATTTTTTATTTAACCCTAATATATTAAACAATGAAAACAGAAACATTGGAAATCCAAAAGGATGCTGCCGTAAAGGCGCACGACAATGCCAAAAATTCCGGCAAGAAACTGCTGGAAGATCTCTTTGGAAAAAAGACCTTTCAAAAGAGGATAACAGACCGAATAAAGGAATTTCAGGATGTCCTCAATGAACTTGGCGACGACGATGAGGATGTGGTGGAATATCACAAAATGTGCACGGTATTTACAGACACCCGTCACCATCTCTTAAACTACCAACGAGCCGTATTGATAGCCAAATCGCTCAACGAAGGTTGGGAACCAGACTTTGGAAACTTTGACGAATGGAAATACTATCCCTGGTTTAAATTTCAAAAAGGAAGCACGGCAGCTTCGGGCTTCGGGTTTTCGTTCAACGGTTGGGCGACCTCGAGCACGAGTACGACTGTCGGCGCCCGCCTTTGTTTTAAATCGGCTGAGCTGGCAAAATACGCCGGAAAACAATTTGAAGACATATACAAGAATTTTTTAACCCTTAATAAATAACAGATGAAACACGCAATCAAAACATTCGAGGATGCCTGTGCGGCTCTTAAAATTTCAACTTATCTCCCGGACTTTTCCACATCGCCGGAACATCACCAAAAAGCACTTATTGCCCATTACAAACTGGTGATCATCAATGAAGCGCTTAACGAAGGTTGGAAACCTAACTGGGGAGATTGGAATGAATCTAAGTATTTTCCCTGGTTCGATTTCCAAAGAGGAAGCGATAAGTCTTCGGGCTTCGGGTTTTCGTACTTCGTTTGGACGTACTCGCTCACGGGTACGGATGTCGGCGCCCGCCTTTGTTTTAAATCGGCTGAGCTGGCAAAATACGCCGGAAAACAATTTGAAGAATTGTATAAGGATTATTTCCTGTTAGAATAGACTGATAAGGTGGTGCATTGCTTGTGCTGTAGTCTTCAGGCTTCAGGTTTTCGTACAACGATTGGACGAACTCGAACACGAATACGAATGTCAGCGCCCACCTATGTAAAATTACAGCAATGCAGACCCTGCCCGCACGGCAAAAAATGACAATAATACAATTGCGCTTTGGTACCCTTGGGAAGAAGAGCACTTAAAACAAAGGCTTTGAAAAGACAAAATCACATATTCGAAAAAATAACCACACTGGAGAACCTTCAGCTTGCAGACGAGCGTGCAAGAAAAGGCAAAAGCCACCAGTACGGCATACGAAAGTTTGACAGAAACCGTGAGGAAAATTTATTGCAGCTTCAAAAAATGCTTATTGAAAAAAACTATAGAACATCCGAATATGATATCTTTTCCATCTTCGAGCCTAAAGAGCGCCAAGTGTACCGCCTTCCATACTTTCCAGATAGGATAACACACCATGCAATAATGAATGTTTTGGAACCTATCTTCCTAAAAGTTTTCACAGCTGACACTTACAGCTGCATAAAAGGCCGTGGCATCCACGGAGCCGCCAACAATTTAAAGAAGGCGCTACAAGATGAAGAAAATACGCAGTACTGCCTTAAAATGGATATCGTAAAATTTTACCCAAGTGTAGACCATGAAACATTGAAAAACCAACTTGCCAAAAAATTCAAGGACCGGGAATTGTTATGGTTATTACACGAAATAATCGACAGTGCGGATGGTCTTCCGATTGGGAACTACCTGAGTCAATATTTAGCAAATTTCTACTTGTCATATTTTGACCATTGGCTCAAGGAACAGATGGGCGTTAAATATTACTTCAGGTACGCCGATGATCTCGTAATACTGTCAAGTAACAAAAATGAACTTCACGCCCTTTTAAACACGATTAAACAGTATTTAAATGAACGTTTAAAGCTGGAAGTAAAGGACAATTACCAAATATTTCCCGTTGCTTCCCGCGGGATTGATTTTGTGGGCTACAAATTCTACCACACCCACACCTTACTGAGAAAAAGCATCAAGAAGCGCTTTGCCAAGGCTGTATCAAAAAAGAAGGATAGAGCCACCATTGCTGCATATTACGGTTGGGCAAAGCACGCAGATACCAATCACTTACTCAAAAAATTATTACCCAATGAACAATTTTAAGGATTTCAACATTAAACCGTCACTTGAATATTTTACTGGTGACAAGATAAAGATTGACCGCATCCTCAATATGCCAATCGTGGTCACAAATTTTAAAGTGGAACCATCCAAGAAAAAGGAAGGGAGTGATTATCTGACCCTCCAAATAGAAAAGAACGGTGTTAAGCACGTTGTGTTTACCGGCTCAACCATACTTATTCAATTGATACAGAAAGTGCCACAGGATAGGTTTCCGTTTGTGACAACTATTGTAAAGGAAGGGGAACATTTAGAATTTACTTAAAATGAAATACAAGCCATTCCAGCTTAAACCCCAAATGTTCTATTTCTGGATAAAGGTAACCACTCATTACCATTCTGGAGAACGTTTACATTTTGTTAGGTGGTCGGGTTATACGTGGGAACAGTTTACACGGTGGAAATGGTATTTTGAGTATCGTGCAGCACTCTTTAAAGTTAAAAATCCCCGGGCTTATGTAGAAGTAAAATATGGGCCAGAACCGGCAACAGGAAAAACGGAATTCACAATACTAAGGAATAGGATACGCGCAAAGAAAGCAAAGATTACCGAGTTCACAAATAAACTTAAAATGGCTGAGGATTCCTGGAACGAATTATTCCCGATTGTGGAAGACCAGTTGTATAAAAGGGCAGTTACAAAAATTGAGCGATTAAAAAATGAACTCACAGAAATGGAAGCTGAATATTCACTTAAAAGTAAATAAATGAGTATTAAAAATTATCAATCATTTGAATTCAAAAAGAGGGGTATTTTTGAAATATGTACGGGAATTTATGAATTACCAATTGGTTGGATTCAGAAGCATGAAGAAAGGGAGATTATTGGTGAAACCGATCTATTATATGTTACCCACTTACTAAAATCTTCGCATGGGGAATGGGTAGGTAATAAAGTAATTCAACATCAATACGTTTTACCAATCGGAATCCACAAAAGTCGCCTTGTAGAATGGGTGAATTCTCAACTCTCTATTTTTGATTAAGGAAAACCGTAAAGGAATTAAAAATGATGTTGGTATATTGCGGTTATAAAGTTAAATCTGGAAATTCAAGAATGAAATTACGATAAATCTTTGCGCCCATATGTAGTTCTGGAAAAGTAGCTGTTGGGTTTTCTTTAATCACACGCTCACAAGCTAATTTTAATTTTGCTTGTTGTTCAGGATTTAATGAATAGCCATCTGAGACTTCGTGGAATAATTTATTAGTGAGTTCTTGCATAACTGAATTATTAAGATTGAAAAAGTACTAAAAATTTATATATTTAAACTATGAAAAAACTACTAATACTATTATCGGCTCTCTACCTATCGTGTTCTGGAAGTTCTGAGAAAAGCGAAATTATTAAACTTGAAAATAAGCATTGTGCTGTTGTTTTTGACTCATTAGATCCCTTTTTTAGAGAACCAATTTTGACAGAGTTTGCAAAATATTCAAAACTTCAAAAATCTGCCAAAGGGGAAAATGTTTCACAGATAGCACAGACATTACTTAATTCAGCCATCAGGTATCCCAAAACTTTAAAGATTGATGGTTCAGATAACGCTTATGTGTATCTGAATGACAGGGATTTGATAGCAATGGATCGAGACAAAGGAACTCTTACCTTTTCTCAAACTTTTACATCTGAAAACAAGCTTGGCATGAAAGTTAAAGGCCAATACTGGCTAAAGGTTAAATACACTGCAGGATGTAAACCTTTTGAAGTTTTGGACTTTCAGATAGAATAATTATTCTTTTTGTCAGTACGTATTGACAATTTGGCAGTTTTAAAGTTTTGTGCTATATTTGGGGGCGAACCTAACTCAATACCGCCTACCTACTTGGGCGCGCAGCTATGGCCAGAGACCCAGTTTTATTCCAAAAGCAAAAAGACAGAGTAATCAAGTATTACCAGCGCTGGGATAGCCTGAAGGAGTTTGGCGTCAAGAAACACACAAATGCGTGGTGCATTGCAAAAGCCGCAAATCATTTTGGATTGACTCCAGGAACCGTTTCAAATTATTTATATAGATAAAAACTTTAGACCATGCAGAGAAAAATAACGGACGAAGAAATTCAAAAGGCGAGAGAAGTTTACTTGCAAAGGTGTAATCCATTTATGGAAAGATTGAGTGAAATCCATAAATATTTAACCCCTAAAATTATTCAAACAGAAACAGAGGTAAGAGTCTTTTATGAAGAAACAGAGGAAATGGTTTATATAAAAAAACATTTGGAAGAAATTTCAAATCAAATAAAGACTGATTTGGAAAGCGGCCGATTTTTATAAAAATGTGGTAGAGGTTAAAAACTCTCGACTCACAGGTAGCTATAATTTCGTCCTTATCCTGTGCCGAGCCCGGAAATTATAGACCTCAAAAAAGCCCCGATAAAGGGGCTTTTTTTATTCCATATCTATCATAGGTTCTTCAGGAGCAACAATTAGTTCCGGAACCCGTTCCACATCCACATCATTAACGAGCCTGTGCTCGCTGAGCACCTTGGCAGCTTCATCAAACATATAACATTCGTAGCGTTGCACATATAGTAAACCTGCAGTTCCAGTTTCAACCGGTGCAAAAGCAATACGGCGCATTTCCTTAAAATAAGTGCCACTGGCTCCGTGAAAACAGGCATTTATTTTTGAAAGCAATTTTAGGAAATCCAAAGCCTTTGCCTGCTTATTGGAACTGCGTGCGGTATCCGCAAAGGTTTCAAAATAATAGTACACATCAACCTGTAGGTTTATTTTCTGGATTTTTACACCAATATCTTCCATACTTCCACTCCTATAAGCGAAGAAAACTGCAGGTGCCTTGAAGGGATGTTCCTCGGCCAAAAAGCTTATTTGCTCTGCCCATAAATCCACGTGTTTAATTTCCGGGACTTTGTCCGTGATCAATTGTTCTTGTTCCAGGTATAAATTTTCAAATCCTTCCATTTCTAAAATGTTTTAATTTCCAATAGTTCAAATTGTTTTTGCAATTGAAGCTCCATCCGCTTCATAAAAAATTCACTATGCCCCATAAATTGCCGCTGCGGGATTTTAATTAAGTGGGGCTGCGTTTTCTTTACTTTTTTTCCCTTTGCGCTCATTTCAGCAGCTACCTTTTTTGTGATAAAAACCGATTTTCCGCCGATTATTACATATGGCGTTCCCCCGGGATGTGATATTACAGCTCCATCATTATGAGCCGAGGCATACGGAGCGTAATTGGTAACTTTACACCAACCATCCCCCGTTTCATAATCAAACGCCCCTTTTAGAAATCCAGAGACAAGCATAAGACTTCCATTGGCATTCTTGGCCTTTCGGTCCTCCCATTTTTCCAAACCACCTTTATCGATCCATCCCTTTTCATCGAACCTGTCCTGAAAGAAGTTTATGGCCGCAATAGCAGCAATATCCGGAAGGTTTTTAAGCAAGTCTTCCGCCCCTTTTCCCAGGCCTTTAAAATCTGGTATTTCCAATCTGCTTACTTGTGGCATTTTATTTGTATATTTGTATTCAACAATAAGAACTGCAGGGACACACAGCACCGGGATGAAACCCGATAGGAAGCTTCACGAACTGCAGTTCTTATTTTTTTGAAAAAATCAAAATTCCCTGTCTTTCATTGTTGGCATTGGCGATGCTCGTTTCATATGCGGTTTGGACAATATAATTTTCATCAACATTGACAATACGTATTTTATCCTCAAAAAAGGTTATAAAGCGATAGGTTTTAAAGGTCTGCTTTACACGATCTGGCTTGTAATTCAATACATATATTTCATCGGCAGCTTCCAACATTTTAGGAAGGTTGTGAATCCATTTCCACCGCAATTCTTTATTATCGTCAATTATATGTCGGAATCTTTCTTCCTTCAGTTCAACACGAATGTAGGCCTTCCCAATTTTTGCCCTAAATATCGCTTTTGCTTTGTCGGCTAATTTGTCAAACCAATTTTTTGCATCATCGGTTGATGACAGTTCTTTCAAAGGCTTCAATAGGTTTTTGCCGATGGCATAAATAGACTTTGCTTCTTTAAGCCCATAATCCTTCACCGCCTGCAGTTCCCGCGGACTGTTTTTCTCCAGCACTTTTATGTAGGGATGATCACTTACGAAAATAAGCTGTTGTTTTCCGGCATTGAACTGAAAGGCTTTAGGCACTTTTGGAATTCCCTTTAATTTTTCCTCCGGAGTAAGTGGCGTTCCTTTAGCAACCTGACGTGCTTGACATCTACAGCCCCAATCAAGCGGCGGGTAGTATTTATCCCAAAATTTGTCATCCACTGGTCGGGTAATTCCATCCAGTTTTTCGTGATCCTTTCTAACTTTATCATCCCCTGCAGTATCAAATCTTAAATCGTATAGGTCCTTTAGCCTATCATAATTTGCCCACTTGCCAGCCATTTGCGCCGTGCGCAAAGCTTGGTTGTATTCCGTTTTCAGATAATGAACGTTATATTTTTCGTGAAGCTGCAGCACTAATTCCTTGAATTCTCCAAAGGGTCTGACAACCCCTTTTTCATCAACAATTAGTGCGGATATATCTGCATATTGCGTAAAAGTTTTTGCTGCTGAAAACACAAAAATGTTTGACTGTAGATTTGCGTAAAATCCATCTTCATTCCCTCCTGAAGCTTGGGGAGATTTTTTCTTTGGATCAATAGCCGGAAGAAGGCTTTCGGCTATCTTATTGGTAATGCCCCAATTGATCCTGGGTGCATCCTCATTGTAATAAATTTCCCGTGCCCAGGATAAAATATCTTTTTCAAATCCGTTTCCTTCAGCCGTGAATGATGTAGAGTTTATAACCGGATACATCGCACGGATTTCTTGATGGAACTCAGCGCTTAGTTTAGGCTTTTTTTTTTCGCCACTATCAGTAGGTGGCTGTGTTTGGTCTATACGTCCAATAATAGGAAGACTTGTTTTTTCCTCGATATATTTTGGATCGACAATATAACCGGCGCCAGTAATTTGGGTAACCAATTTAACCAGTTCTTCCGGAGTGAGCTCCTTGGAATCATCCCATTCAAATCGATGTTCTCGCAATGCAGAATATGCTGGGCTTATAAGTTCAAGTCTCCAAAGCAATTCATCATTGATAAGGTAATCCATAAAGGCTTTATCTGAATCATGGCGATCATCCGCCACATTTTGCAGAACTTTCAATGACCCATAGGTACCTTTGGTATCTGAACTATCAGTAGTTCCATCCTGCCCCAAGATACGTTTACTCATTTCAGAGTTCATCCGCTTAATGAGATTGTCGAACGTGGAATGTGCATCCACACTGGATGTAGGCATCATTTCCAATTTTTCATTTCCTTGCAGCACTACCCAATGATTGCTCACCATCGATTGGAGCATATCGGCAAGTTCCTGAATACGCTTATCGTTATGGCTATCCGTAGTTACCACGCGAGGGGGTATTCCGTATTTTTCTACATACTCAGCCCACGCTGCTTTTGCAAATTTCTTTGTAAGCGCATCCGGTGCGGCTTTTGCCAGTATTCCGAGATCGTCATCCTCTCCGATTTGAATGTAGTAATTTTCGAGCGGGCCTTCTTTATAAGGATACCCCTTTTCATCGCCAACCTCCTTAACAATCAAACCTTTTTTTGGCAGCGTATTTTCCCTTGGGATCAACCCGCAAAATGTCAATTCGCCAAGTTCGTCCAGGTCCCAAAGTTCTACCACTCCTGTTCCCAGGAATCGAGACCACATTGCGTGCGTAAGAAACTGCATGAACCATTTCTTTTTAAAGAGATTGTTAAGTTCCTTATTTTCCGTTCCGGCTTTGTTGATCAATTTGAATTTAGAACCTAAAATCCTTAAAATCCGACTCTCCAGAATCGACTGCAGGTGGCTATCAATAAGAATGCTATCATACACCTGTAATAAAGGCAATCTGTTTGGCGCATCTGGCAACTGTGCCAAAGTGAGAGCATCCTTCCACGTTTTGATACTTTGTACGCTTAGGCTCTTGCTGCGGGGCAGGATAATATTACTTGGGCGGTTCTGCGTATATCTTTTGCCTATTTTGCTATTTGTGGCCATATATTAAATGCATTTAAAATCTGTTTAAATAAGGTTTAAATCAACCAATCTTCATTTCTTGAGCTTCCCCATTGCAGTTCCTGTCTGATTTCTATTTTTGGAAGGTTTGGAACCTCGATACCCTCTCGAACATCCTTCAACCATTTTTGTGCTATCTCAAATTCTTTTAGGTAATCACTTGGTATTTTTCGTGCTGCATTTCTTCGGAGCATATAGTAGCAGACAATCGCCGATAAATGTTTTACCACTTCTTGGTCACGTAGTTCGCCTACTGCTGTAAACACAGCATCCACATCATAGCGCTGGCGAAGCTTTGTTTTAAAGGTAGCTATGGTTTGCCCCTCGATGCGCTCTAGGGCTTCAATGTCCTCAGCATTATCATCGTCTATGTAAGCCTCAAACATTTGGCTTTGGAGGTCTTCCTTTTCAAGAAATACAAAATTTACAGGCATCAGTACAGGTGTTTGCGTTGAACTTTTCCGGATTTCATATTGCCGGTTTTGTTGCTATAGATAAATGTTTCTAATTTTTTGATAGCTTGCTCGTCTGCATCGGGAGCATCATCCTTTGTAGTATATCCCGGTTCTATTCCATAGAGCTGGGCAAGTCCCACAAGCGTATCGTTGTGGCAAATCATTTTTTCATTATACCATATCCTGTTATTTTGGTAATATGGTTTAAGTGTAAGAATGCGATCGTATTTTTTGCCCTTTGGAACCACAACTTTTTCTATAGGTGTATAAAACCCATATGCTTCTTCTACCTCATTAAGGGTCCTTTCAATTTCATCGTTCCAAAACTGCGCTTCAAATTGCCAATGGAGAATACAGCTATCGGGCTTGTTTTTTTGAAAATCATAAATGAACTCAATAGCAGCTCTCATTTTTGTCTGCTTTACGAATGATGTGATGTAATAAAATTGCTTTTGATAAAGTCCCCAGAGTCTCACGGCATTGTAGTCACTTTTTTCATTACCGGCATAAGCGACATCCCAGTGCCCTACAATTGCTTCAAAATGATCAATACGGGGCAATTTGCACCATTGTGTTTCTTCGGGAACAAATATTTTACCCCTAATGTGAACCTTATGGCAATACTCAGCTTCAGCAGCCAGAGTCCCCATCTTCTTGGATTTTTTTCTGAAGTACTGATCGTCGTATTTTTGATGCCAAGTTGGTTTGAATGTAACGGGATCATAAGCCATTACTTCGTGTACGAACCAATCTGGATGTTTCGCGGCTAATTTGCGGATATACATAACGGCCGCAAACCAGTTATTGCTTACCATTGCACGTTCGTACTCACCGTCCATTGTAGGTAAAAGTTCCTGCTCGAACCACTCTACGTATTCATCCTGAATCTTTTCGTTCTTGATGGTTTTTTTAGTCTCGGAATCATCGACATTTATCAATTTCGGCCGTTTATTTCCTATTCTAAGCCCACGGCAACTTTGTCCGAGACCTAAAGCTTGGCCTATGAAACCACCTTGAGTAATAAAGAATCCATCTTCCCAACTTCCCAGTTTTTTCTGAGGACCAAAGTCATTGGTTATTCTTGGGTTTACTTCAAACTCTAATCGGATGTCCTCCAAGAGCTGTTGAGCTCTTTTTTCATTTTGGCCAATCAATACAAAATATTGATCTCCTTCGTTCATCCAGAGCCAAAAAGGAATGATAACATTATTCCATACACTCTTTGCCTGACCGCGCCCCCATTTTGCAAAACCAGTAAAATGCTTATCACGTTTTACTTTATTTGCCCATTCGAGATGAAAAGCAGCACATTCGGAAGTGGCGTAATGAGGAAAATAATATTCCACACAAAATTTCACATCCTTTTTGGCACGCTCAATCCTTTCCTTTTGTTCCGCTTTGGTTTCATTGGGATTAATAGAGCCTCCGGAAGATCGAATAAGTTTGATCTTCTCAAGAATGCGTTGTTTTGCTATTTTGTCCTCTTGCTTCATTTCATTACCACATCTTTTTTACTGATGATGCGGTCTTCTTTCGTGTGGTTTATTTTATTGGTTGCGAAATCGTAGAATAGCCCTGTGACTATTTTCACGCGAAAGCGGTCATGCCCCACTTTTCGTTCACGGATTATTTGCCCAATTTCATAGCCACAACCTTTTTTCAATAGGTAAGCGCCTATCTCTAATTGCCATTGTTTTTTTCCTGCCCGGTTCCAGACCAGGTTAAATATTATTTTCAGCATCTATTTGTAATTAAGTGCGATGTTGTTGATATGGTCCTCAAAAAAGTCGAGAATTTCCGGATGGAGTTTTTCCGGGAGCGTGTTAAGCATTTCTGCCATTATCTGTTCGGCCACATTGATATAAACATTGTATGGAATGCGGTTTTCCTTTTCAAAACCTTCCTTTGTTTTATTGAGCTTCGCAATGGAATCTACAAGGCTTACTTTTTCCTTTACGATCTCTTGCATCCTTTCTGCTTTTTCCTCTTTTGTGAGACCGTCCAAATCCAATTTTTCACGCTCGAGGGAAATAGCTTTTTCCGCATAGATATTGATCAATTCGTTGATGTTTTCTGCGCCCGATTTCACGGAGCTCATATGTGATGCTCTACGTTCTTTCCAATTGTAGTCATCCACCCATTTACCTATTGTTTTTTCGGTAACCTTTAAAAGATTGGCAATATCCTTTGCCGTTTTTCCTTCCTTAATGTAGAGTTTTTCGGCCTCGCCGCGTTCCCAGTCTTTTGCCATTGGTACTTTGATTATTGTACAAAAATGGTAGTTAAAACTGGCGTATAATAAATTGTGTTTGTTGATGACATAAATATTTCTGCTTTATACATATTGAGGTATGCCATCATCAAAACCTCTTTTTTTTAATCATCAAAACCCCCGCATTTTTGTCTCGTTGAAAGCCTAAAAGCGCAATGAAGAACAAACGGATTACAATGGCATTTGCCGCCCTTCTTATTACCGCAAGTAGTATGTCTATGGACAATATTATTGCGATGTCCGAAAAGCATCCGTTTAACATTACTGCGGAAAAAAAGGATAAAATAGCGGAAGTACGCATAAGCGGCGTTATTTGGAATTGGGGCAATAGTGCCGCGTGGTTCCGCCAACAGATTGAAGCTTTCAATAAGAACGGGATTAACCATATGAAACTTCATATTAATACTCCCGGAGGTTCTGTTTTTGAAGCGAACGAAATTTATAATGAAATTGAAGCTTTTGAAGGTACTGTTGAAGGTATCGGAGGAGCATTGGTTGCTTCAGCAGGAACTTATATTGCTTTGGCCTGCGACACTTTTACACTTCCATCAAACGGTTCTTGGATGTACCACAAGCCGATGGGAAGAATTGAAGGAAACGAGGATAAAATACAGGCAGACCTTCAGCTTCTTAAAAATCTAACCGCCCAATATCGAAAAGCATATTCCGAAAAAACAACACTATCTGAAGATCAGATAGAAAAGAATTGGGCCAAGGGCGATGTTTGGTTAAATCCTGAGAAAGCGCTTAAAGACGGTTTTATTACTGGAATTAGAAAATCTAAGGTAAAAGTTGACGAAGAAACCACTGCTTTATTTGCAGCTTGTTCGGCTCCCGACGCTTACAAACCAAAACCACAAAAAGAAAAATCAAAAACCAAAACCACGAATACAATGGAAGATCACCAAATAATGGCGCTCCAACTCGGTATGGACAAAAATTCCACCAAGGAGCAAGTTGAAGCGAGAGTAAAAGAGCTTCAGGCAAAGGCTGCAGAGGCTGATACCTTGAAGGCTGAAAAAACGGCCAAAGAAAAAGCAGATAAAGATCAAGCTGTAACGGCTTTGATCGATGGGGCCGTAAAAGAGAAAAAAATTACTGCAGCTCAAGCAGAGGGTCTTAAAAGTTGGGCAACCAATGACTTTGAAGCCTGCAAAAAGCACATTGAAGGTTTGCAGCCGCTTGGCAAGATTTCCGAAAGTATAAAAGGAAATGCAACCCCTTCAGCTGCCGCGGCTGCAGTAGCTGATAAGAAATTTGAGGCAATGACAACTGAAGAGCAGGACACCCTTGCCAAAGAAGATCCGGATGCTTTCCGCGCAAAGTATAACGCCTATTTGGAAGGCTTAAAATAGACCTAACCTACAATTAAACACAGATTAAACCTATGAAAAAGTTATTGAAAATTATTTCGGTTATCGGCATCCTTTTGATTGCATTTACGGTAACCGCCACAACCAAAGATACCGAGGGCGTAAAAATGGTAAAGGATATTGCGCCGGCAGCTATGGCAGTTGGCGTAGTTGATGCCGATCTATTGAATGAACTTAATGAGAAATTCATTCTTACCAAGTTCCGACACGTTGGTACCTGGATTCAGGAAGTTACCAGTAAGAATAATTGGGTAAACAATGACGTCATAAAAATCCCGAAACGTAAAGACGACAATGCGCCTACAGTTCTTATTAATAATGCTGTCTATCCCATTGCCACTAGTAACCGAAATGATGAATACGTAACCGTTTCCTTGAATAAGTACGATACCGAAAACCGTGAGGTAACCCGTGACGAGCTTTACGCAATTGCCTATGACAAAGAAGGCGATGTAAACTTGGAACTTAAAGAAGAACTGGAAGAAAAGACAGTTGACCACGCGTTGCATTCTATTTCTCCAGCATCAAACTCTGCCAGTACACCAGTTTTGGAGACTACTGGAGAGGATGATGGTACAGGCCGTAAAAGAATGACCCGAAAGGACCTAATCCGAATGAAGGATAAACTGGATAAAATTAAAGCGCCGGTAAAAGGTAGAATTTTAGTTTTATCGAGTACCCACGCAAATGATTTGCTATTGGAAGATAGCTCATTTGAGAAAGGTTACCATAATCGAGTTGATGGAGCTATATCCGTTAATTATTACGGATTCAAAATCTATGAAGAGGTTTATACTCCGACATACGATGCTGTAGCCAAGACTAAACTAGCCTTTGGCTCTGTAACCCCTGGAAAGACATCATCAATTGTTTTCCATAAAAAATCCACCGCCAAAGCTACCGGAACAATCGAGCGATTCGCCCGTGATGCCAAGATGGACCCTGAAAACAGAAAATCTGTAGTTGGTTACCAACTTTATTTTGGATGCTTCGCAATCCAGGATCAAGGACAGGGAGCAATCATAGATGGAGCGGCCTAAACCAAAGAATATGAAAAAGTACTTAATAAATAATAGCGTTGCAGTTGCATTAGTGTATGCTGCAAATATGGAACTGAATGTTTCCGAATCCCGGAACATCGTAACGGTCGCAATGACCGGCAATGGAACCTTGGCACTCTCAGCAGACGCAAAACCGGTACTTGGTGACGAGATAATCATCAAGGCCTCGAGTGATGCTACTGCTCGCACACTGACTTTTGGAGACGGATTTACCGCTCCCGCTTTGGCAGGAACCATTAACAAAACCAAAGTGCAGACTTTGGTATATGATGGTGCAAACTTTATTGCATCTGGAGCTCCGGTACAAATAGACTAAAAAGAGGCAGGCCAACTTATTGCAAGTGGCCTGCTCCCTCAAAGGGGAAAACTAAGTAGTATGAAAGCCGTTTTAACCAGAAAATTCTTTGAAATAAAACAGACCCTTGGGGAATTGAAACTATTTACTTCAGGCGGAGTTTGCATTTTTGAGTGCAAAACACTGGAGTTGCCCTGGTTGAATAACCGACAGCAAAGAAGTTGCATCCCTGCCGGAAAGTATCAAGTGGTTACCCGTTTTTCACCTAAGTTCAAAAATCACTTCCACGTTTTGGATGTGCCGGGCAGGAGCTATATCCTGATCCATTCAGGAAATTATCACACTGATATTCTCGGATGTATCCTAGTTGGAGACTCTTTGGCCGATATTAATGGTGATGGATTTCGCGATGTTGTGAATTCAAAAAATACGCTTTCCAAGCTGTTAAAGACTGCACCGGAAGGTTTTGAACTAATTATATGTTGAGGATTGTTTTCATTTTGATTGTTGCAGTTGCGTTGCAGGGGTGCGGCGCCCGAAGGTTCGCGCCCAGCACGCAAAGCAATCAAAAAGTTACGGACAGTTCCTGGACAAAAGTGCGCACAGTGGCCCGCGATACGGTCATCACCATACCCGGAGACACCACGCGCATCAGCATACCGGTCTATGAAATAACCGAGGTGCCAATTAAGAAAACCATCGGCAGGGCCACGGCCACCGTTTCTCGAAAGGGCGAGAACATTGAGGTGAGCTGTGAATGTGCCGAGTACAAAAAGAAAATTGAACTGCTGGAGACCATCATTGAGAAACAGCAAAAGATCATTGATCAACAGAAAAAAATTACAAGTGTGCCAGTAAAATACGTCCCTTGGTACACACAAACACTCGCTTGGATAGGCGGAGTGGCATTGGCGGCAGGCATTGTGCTGGTCGCGTTGAAATTCTTAAAACCATTTTAAAGATGAAGACCATTTCAAGAAAAGACTTAATCGCGATGAGTGTGGCAATCTTTGGCGCCCATAATGTGAACACCTTATTTGCAACAAGTGATGGACAATTTTTTATTGTTCAGGATCGTGCAAAATTGCACTCAAACTCAAGCAAGGCAAAATTGACCATTTATGAGATTGATCGCCATGAAGCTGATGCATTATCTGCAAAAGTAGCTGAGCCAAAATCAGAAACAAAAGCAGAAACCCAATCGGAATCAAAGCCAAAAACTAAGGCTAAGAAAACTGCTAAGGGTAAAGCAAAACCAAAAGGTGAGCCTGCTACTGAATCTGATCAGATAACAACTTCTGAAAAGATCGAGGATATCAATGTTGAATCTGAGGAAGTAAAATCAGACGAAAACACACCCAACCAAAACGAAAATTAAGCTATGGCAAATCAAGAATTTGAAGGCGTAAAGGTATTCAAGAGCAACGGGAACTTAAACCGTGATACTGCAAATACCGACAACAATATGGCCCTTGTAATATCAACACAGGCTTTTCCTGCGGGAATTAATGCAAATGATGTTATTGAAACTGTGGCCCTTCAAGAAGCAGAGGCAGTTGGCATTGATGCCGCTTTCGATGCGAATAACACGGTATTGGCTCATTATCACATCGAGGAATTCTATGATCTTGCTCCTGAAGGTAAACTGGTAGTGGTTCTTACAGATGAGGAAACTGCAGCTGACTTTTTTGCATTGCCAATTGCAGCCCAGATTTTCAAAACGTACAAAAACGTAAAGAACATTGGATTCGTCTATAATGGAGAACCATTAGAACTTGACCTTGACGCAGAGCTTGGAGCCTGTCAGGCATTTATAACTGCCTTGGCCACCGACCATTATTTGCTTAACGGTATCTATCTTGAAGGTAGAAACCTTGGTGTAGCCGCGACTGACAATCGTGAGTTAAATGCTCCCAATTGTAATGTAGTAATTGCACAGGACCCGGCAATCGCTGTTTTGGAAGAAGAATATGAAAAATATGCTGCAGTTGGTTCCGCATTGGGAATGCGTGCAGTGCGTAAGCCAAGTGAGCATTTGGGAAGTACCGATATATTGGATAAACCGGACGCCCAAAAGGCAGACCCTACTTATCCATTGACGAGACCAGGAAAAGGCCGTTGGTTGACCGCGGCTTTAAGTGATGGAACTCCTTATGATAGCCTAACCGCTACTCAGAAGCAGCAGCTCACAGACCGTGCTTATATATATGCCGGAGGTTATTCAGATTTCTATGGGGTTTATTTCAATGGTGAGCCTACCTGTGTTGCCATTGAGAGCGATTATTCCCAAGGAGAAAATAACAACATCTGGAACAAAGCCGCACGTGGAATTCGGAAGGCTTTGTTGCCAAAAGTGAAAAGTCAGGTATTTGTTGATCCGGCCACGGGTAATATTCGAAATACGAGCGCAAAATATCTGGAAGGCATTGGCTTCAAACCTTTGGAAGCAATGATGGCCGCTGAAGAAATAAGCGGTGCCACTTTGACGATCCCAACAAACCAATCCCCAAGCGACCAAGTGCCGCTGAAGGTACAGGCAAGTGTAACCAAAAACCGCATCGTACACTTATTTGAAGTGTCTTTGGGGCTTAATTAACAACTATGGCACAAGCACAAAATTTAACGAATAGGTTCGGCAAAATGGCCGGATGGAATTCTGTAACCTTAAACCTTTTCGGAAGGGATGTGGAAGGAATTCTGGATTTCAGCTATGACGATAATGTCGAGCACGAAAAGATTATGGGTGCCGGCAATATGCCGATTGGATACGGCGAGGGCAATTATGTTGCCAACGTTTCCATCACGCTTCATATGGAGGAAGTGAATGAAATTCTTCGCAACATTCCTCCGGGAATGCGAATTAGCGATGCCGCCCCTGTTCCTGTTCCGATTCAATATGAATACCAGGACAGGATTGTAACGGATGTCATAAACTTTTTCAAGATAACCGGACTTGGTAAGGAAGTTAAGCAAGGCGATAAAGTGGTGGGCCAAAAATTAACCTGCTTCTGTATCTCCATAAACTGGAACGTAACGTAATGGAAGGAACTGATAAAGTAGAAGAAAAAAAGCCAATTGGTTGGGTAGATGATTCCCAAATCAATGCTTGGAAGGCGCAGCACAAATGCAAAAGCATTCCGCAGGTAATTACACCTGAAGATGACGAAACCGATCACGTAACGTATTTCAAAACTGCAGGAATTGACGAATTGATCCTACTTGGTGATTACACTAAAAAAGGTCAGGAAATTAAAGGATTAAAGGTTCTTTTTAACACGCTTCGAATTGGAGGTTCACAGGACGTTGTGGATTACGCGGAATTAAACAAAAGTGCAATTATGGCCTTCTCCGGAATTTTAAAAGGTTCACAGAGCAAGTTGGGAAAGCGCTAACCGATGGGGTTATCTCATCGGATGACGAAGAAGATTTTTTCAGAAAAGGTAACGCCCTTATTAGGCACTATTTCAAAAAGAACCCAAAAAAGCTTGATGTTGAAACGTATGCAGAATTATACAACGAGGCAATGTATTTAAAGGGTTTTGAAATGAAAACGCTGGCCAAAATGCTGGTGAAAATTTTCGGGGGAAACTCCGGTTAAACTATGGCAAACCACGAAACGAATTGGATATTACGTTTCATCGACCAGATAACGAAGCCGTTACAGACACCAACCAAGGCCACTAAGGAATTAAGTGATACAGTTGACAAAGTAACGGCTTCGTTAGATACTATGGACGATGCCACACGTGAGGTGGCAAAAAGTTCTTTGAAATCACATAAGGACCTTACTGAGGGAATTGCGCGTGAGGAAAAGCAGTTGGTAAACCTTAAAAAGCGTCTTGAAGATGCCGGTGATGCGCTTGACCCCTTGCAAAAAGGAGTAATTGATTTTGACATCAAACAGGCCGAGACGAAGATTCGCAGATATAAAGAGCAGCTCGTTGAGGTTGAGGCCGAGCTGGACGATCTGGCAAAAAAACCTGATCCAGCGCCAATCAAAAACAATTTCACGGAAATATTCGGAGACCTCAAAAACTCTATTTCCGGAATATTTGATGATCTGCAATCTGGTAACATCGGTGGGCTTGAAGCTACTTTTGAAGTAATACAGACAGGCCTAAAAGGCATCACCCGTGCCGCTTGGGCATTCATAACAACGCCCATTGGTATCGCTATTGCGGCATTGGCGGGCATTGGACTTGTTACCGCGGATTTTGTAAAATATAATGAGGCGGCGCGTGAAGCCAATATAATTACCCATCAAATTACCCAAATAAGCGGCGAAGCTCTCAGCGATGCCCGCATTCGGGGGCAGGTGATCGCCGATACCTTTGGGCAGGATTTTGAGCGAACTCTGGAAATCGCCAAAAACAATGTACAGGCTTTCGGTGTAAGCTGGAACGAGGCATTTGATAATATTCAAGATGGATTGATCCGTGGCGGAATGGCCAATGATGAATATTATGATTCATTGCGGGAATATCCCCGACTTTTTGCCAACGCCGGGTTTACGATGAAGGAATTCCAGCGGACAGTAAATACCGGTATTGACCTGGGAATGTATGCAGATAAATTGCCCGATGCGATCAAGGAATTTGGAATCAGCATCACGGAGCAGACCGACAGCGCGAAAATTGCCCTTGAAAATGCCTTCGGAAAGAAATTCACCGATAACATATTCAAAAACATCACCAACGGCAGCATAACCGCCAAAGACGCTCTACAGCTTATCGCAGAAGAAACGGAACGTGTGGGCGTAAATTCTAAGGATGCTGCTGTACTTACGGCGGATTTATTCCGAGGTGCTGGCGAAGACGCTGGCGGGTTTACCAATATCATTGATGCGATGAATGCGGTGCTCAATGAAACCCCGGATGCGCTCTCAGACATTGAAACGCATTTAGATCAGGTAGCAGACGCCAATTTAAGACTGGCAGAGGCAAAAAGGGAAGCCCTTGAGAGCGACAGCTACATCGCTTTTGCCCAGCAAATGGAATCCTTCTGGACGGAAATAAAAATAGGGTATTACAATTTCATCACATTTCTAAGAGAATGGTTTGATACCGTTACAAAATTTTACGCTCAATTATTGGGCGTAATCGTGGTGGTTCCGAAAACCATCAAAGAAACTTTCTTAAATGTGATGGAAGATTTGGGGCATTTAGTTCAAACCTTTCTTTCTGCTGGCGAAATCATTGATGATGCCCTTCATTTCCGATGGGATGATGCTCGAAAGGGCTTTGCAAATTTCAATAAGGATTTAAAAGAAGATCTTCTCAATCTTGGAAAGGATTTAATAATTCAACCAGGAGTGGATTTGGCAAACGCCTTTCATGATACAGGGAAAAACATTGATATGGGGCGTGAGATAGCCGCATATTATGGTAAACAAACTTCTTTAGACGAACCCCAAGGACCGAAAGAAGGAGACACAAAAATAGTTGATGGCGTAAAGTATATATTCAAAAACGGCCAATGGGTGCCAGTTAAAGTTGATAAATCAACAGGCACTGGCTTAGGGGATCGTGAAAGTTCCTTAAACGGAAACGGCAGAGGTGGCGCCATAACAATGACCCTAAACGTAACCAACAATTTCAACGTAAAAAACGGCGAGGACATCATGAGCAAGAGCGAGCAAATCATTGATATGGTAGTTAGCGGCATAAACAGCCGTGTGAAAGATGGATTAATAGCAGCTACGGCATAGGCCCCACCCCGCTCCTCCCCAAAGGGGAGGGAGAAAGAAAGTTAAAAATGGAATATAACGTACAGGATTTATTTAAAGAGGCATTTGGAATAACGGTTGAGAAATCATTCCAGCCCGAGCTTGGGGGCAACCTGCCGGAGCGCCCAAACCTCAACTATTTTGGGGTAGTGCCCGTGCCGGACATAGAGGAGGCCGTGGAGCTCAGTTTTATGGGCACGCCGGTAATCCACCCCATCACGCTATTGGGCGGCAACTATAAGTTCTGTACGAAAGATGGCCAAGTGGAGACGCGCCCTATGCCCGATTTTAGGCTGCCCATTACTTCCATTGTAGATTTTAGCCGCGACAAGATTATCGGCACCACAAGGGTAAACAATGGCGCTGGTGGAACCGTAAAGGAAAGTTTTGGTTTTGACGACTGGAACATTACTATTCGCGGGTTTTGCGTGCTCGACCTGGCACAGCGCCAAGGAAGGGTGACGGCATTTATGCAAGAGCAGGAACTCCTGCAGTGGGAGCAGATAGTTGATAGCATAGGCGTGAGCGGCAAGCTGTTCGGCGTGCGAGACATCAGTAACCTTGTGATCAAGAACATCAGTATTACCGCTCTGCGCGGCAAGCCCAAGATAAAACCGTTCGTGATCAACGCACTGAGCGATGAACCCCTGGAACTTGTACTATGACGGTAAATATGGTGGCACATATTGTTTTTCCGGCTCGCGAAGGCCGGGAAAAAATTGAGATACGCAAGATAACAGGCGTGCAGATTGAGACCGGTTGGGAAATGATGACCAGCACCGCCACGATCATCTTGGCGCGCAACGTTTCGTTCTTTGATAAAAACGAGGTAAAGGAGGTCTTCCAGCCCGGTGACAAGGTAGAAATATACCTCGGTTACGATTTCACCTATCTGAAGGAATTTGAGGGCTACATAACGCAGGTAAGCGCAGAGATACCGATAAAGATAAAGTGCGAGGATGCAATGTACCTGTTGAAGCGTACGCCCGCCAATGTTTCCCTAAAGGAAACCACGGTAAAGGAGCTGCTGGAAAAGATAATGCCCGGCGGTTTTAAGACCGATGCCATAGATGCCGAGATAGGCACCGTGCGCTACGCCAATACCACCGTAAGCCAGATACTGGAAAAGGTAAAACAGGATTTTGGCTTTTACAGCTACATCAAGAACTGGGACACGCTGGTGGTGGGAAAAATATACCAGGACGATGAAGGCGCGGAGCCCGTAAAGTTCAGCTTTGCGAAAAACGTGGTAGGCAACAATCTGGAATATAAGACCAAGGAAGAGGTGCTCATAAAGATTAAAGCGGTATCCACGTTGCGCAAGGGCGATAAAATTGAAGTAGAGTATGGCGATGACGGTGGCGTAATGAAGCAATTGCCGTTTTACGGCATAAAGGTAAAGGCCGAGCTGGAAAAGCTGGCCAAGATTGATTATGACAAATTTAAGGTAGACGGTTTCAACGGCGATTTTGAGGCCTTCGGGATGCCCAGCGTAACCCACGGAATGACCGCGGAACTGGAAGACCCCCAATATCCCGATAAAAATGGGAAATATTGGATTAAAAAGGTGGTGAAAACCTTTGATGATACTCCGAAGTACCGTCAAAAAATAACCCTTGACCAAAAGAGGACATGAGCAAGGCACTGGAAGAATTTAAAGAACTGATGCAGAAATCGGCAAAAAACCAGGTACCCATCCAAACAGAATGGTGCGAGGTTAAGGAGGTGGACTGGAACGACAAGACAATGACGGCCACCAGCCTATTGAACGGGCTGGAGTACTTTGATGTTTTGCTTGGCTTGGGCAGTATTTTTAGAAAGCCAAAAGTTGGAACGAAAGTTTTGGTGGGAATGATTGCCAACAAGGAAGCCTGCTTCCTGATAGATTGTGAGGCCTTTGAGGAAATGACCATTGTGAGCGAGAAAAGTCTTTTCACAATTAAAGAGGAAGGTTTTATCGTAAAGCAAAAAGATGAGAGCCTTCGGGTAGTACTGAATGATTTGATTGAAAAAATAAACGATCAGAATAAGGAGATGCAAAAGTTAAACCAGGAACTTCAAAAAGTTGTGGTCTCTATTGGAGTAACTCCAAATGTTCCGGCATTGCAGTTAATAGTTCAGAACCTGATTCAGATTGTGCAAGAAAACGGCAACATTAAACAGCGTTTAAACAGTATTATAATAGAGTAAAAATGCCATTAAATAAACAACAACTGCAGACCGAGCTCGAGCAAATTTTGAGCGACCCACAAACAGATAGCAATGTTGCAGACGTAGCTGAGGCAATTGCGAATGCCGTGGATGTTTACGTGAAGCAGGCTTTGATAGTCTATACCGGTGGCTTGATAGCGCCAAGCGGTGGCGGTCCCGTAACGGGAGTATTTAACGGAAATTTAGAATAGATGGCAATTGATTTTTTACTTGATGATGGCAATGATCTGCAGTTTTCAGCTGGCGATATTTCACTTGGCGAAAGCGATCTGCAGGAAGTTGGATTGATCATTCAGAGCCATCAAGGCGAATGGAAGAACGACCCGATTGCAGGGCTTGGCCTCACACGTTTTATCAAGAGTGCCGAGAACCGTTTGGCAATCGATAGGCTCTTGAAAATACAGTTGATGCGTGACGACAAGAATTATAACGACATCAAAAAAAGAATAGAATTTAAATTTCAAACAAACGCATAATGACAGATTTTTATCTCATCCTAAGCGGCATCATGGGCACGGTGGCCACCGGCTTTACGGGCTGGTTCTTTGGCCGGAAGAAGACCGCGGCCGAGGTAGTGAGCACAGAAATAGACAATGACATAAAGCTCTCTGGCCACTACCGCATCATGCTGGACGATTTGGAGAAACGGTACATAGACCAGTTCACCAAGTTCAAGACCACCACCGACAAGCAGATGGAGCTGTATGAGGAGCAAATAAAATTTCTGGAAAAGAAAGTGCGCATCCTACAGCAGGAGAACAAAGAGCTGCGCACAGAACTGAAGAAACTGAAACTGGAACACCAAAACCTTGTAAGCGCCTATGGTAACAGTACTAAATAACCAATCACTCTTGGACATAGCCCTCCAGGAATACGGCACCGCAAGGGCCGTGCTGGCGCTGGCACTGGCCAACGGGCTCGATGCCACCGATGCCCTTTTTGCGGGGCAGGTACTGGCGCTTCCGGTAGATGCGCCGGTGGACCGCGATATGGTGGCCTACTACCGCAGCCGGAAGATACGGCCCGCAACGGCACGGCCGATGATGGCCGAGGAAGACCTGCAGGAATGGTTTGGCAGCCTGCCGGGAATGTTACCCTATTTATTGAGTTAGATTCGGCTCCGCTCAGCTACCAAAGAATATTAGACCAATGGCAAGAAAATTAGACGAAATACAAAACCAGATGCTGGAGACCGTGGCGGCAGACCCCACGCTCTCGGCAAGGCTTACCAGTACCAGCCGCGTGGCGGTATGGCGATTGATCGTATATGTGGTGGCCTTTGCCATCTGGCTGCACGAACAGATCGTGGAGCTGAACGCCGAGAACAGCCGCCCGCACACCAAGCGGTGGTACCGGGAGCAGGCACTGGCCTTTATGGACGGCCACCCGCTTATCTGGAAAGACGGGAGCTTCAAATATGACACAACGGGGATGACCACGCAGCAGATAATGGATGCCCAACCAGTGAGCCACGTGGCCATAGACGAGACGGCCAACGGCATACTGGTGGTAAAGACGGCCACCAACGGAATAAATGGAACCGAACCCCTACCTATGGCGGTGCACGGCAGGTTTACCAGCTATATGGGGCAGATCAAGGATGCGGGCAACCGGCTGGAGTACATCAACCAGCAGCCCGATGACCTGCAGCTGAAAGTCACGGTATGGGTGGACGATATGGCCATAGACATAGCAACGGGTGAAAGGCTTGACACCCCGGGAACCTTTCCGGTGGAGGACGCCTGCAGGGGCTATCTGGATTCGCTGGAATTTAACGGGGCCTTTATCAAGACCTTTTTGGTGGATGCCCTTCAGAAGGTGGACGGGGTGAAGATTCCGAAGGTGAAATTTTTGAACCACCGCGTGCTGGCCAATCCCTTTGAGGATGTGGAGGAATATGTGCTTCCCTTCAGCGGGCATTTCACCTATAACCTTTTATTGATTGAATATAAGAAATACAATGAGGTGGCATAAGTACGACATATCGCGCCTTGTGCCCCAGATGTTGCCCGTGCGCTTGCGCAGGCTCTCGCTGGTGCTGTTCATCACGGCACTGGTATCGCCGCTGGCGTGGCTGATGGAGCGCATACGCTACAAGATGCAGCACGACTGCAGGGTGATCTATCTGGAAAAGGTTTTGAACGAGGCCGTGTCGGCCCCGGGCTATGACCCAGAGAACCACGAGGCCACAAAATTGATATACATAGGCCCCGGAGAGATCCCGGACGAGGTATGGATATTCCAGGAAGCGGAGCCCGACGAGCCGCCCTACCTGCTACAGGAAGGGGAGCCGGGTGAAATTACCTATTTATACACCCAGGGGGAGATTGACGAGCAGTACTGCGACTTTACGGTAATAATTCCGGTGGCCCTACAGATAATGGAAACCAAACTGCGCTATCTGCTTAATGATTATAAGATGGCGGGAAAAAAATATAGAATAGTTTACGTATGAGAAATATAGATTTTGAACAAATGGGGGGAATGCCCGTAAAACAGCCCACTTTGGACTTTATGCAGTCCGGTTATCAAGACCATGAAAAGGCTTTTCTGGATTGGATCAGAAAAGAAAGCTTTTTGGGCGCTCCGGGAGAGACGGCGATAGTGCTGGTAGGCCTTGAGCAAAAGACCGAGCTGGGCATTGAGGTGATCACACCCGGTTGGGTTGTTCGCAACGGGTCGCTCCTTTACTTTGCTGGTGCCCCCTTGGAAAGCGTTGTGAGCGGCAACGGAATAGGCATTCAGACGCTGACCACCTCGGCAGTGTACAAGGATGGAAGCACCAAGCAGGTGTATGAGCACAAGCTGGCCGTGGCCGGCGGCGATTCGCCGCTTCCGTTGGGCAATTACCAACGCGTGGTGAACATTGCTGATGTTCGCCCCGTTCTGGCGCGCACGTTCCGTTACCACGTTCCGGCGATTGCTGCGGGCACGCTGAACGTTATCAATTTTAACGTACCCCAGGCCGAGGTTGGCGATGTGGCCGTGGTAAGTGTTGCCGAAGTCGTAGAGGGAGGAGGTTCCACTACTTATGGCATATCGCATTGGGTGAGTGCCAAGGCAAGGGTGATGACGGTAGGCCAAGTTCAGGTGATTCTCATCAATCAACATCAATCACAGGCTGCCTTTGACGGCTGGGCAGAATTTAAGTTACGGATTTTGAAATAACACTATGAATGGCGCTGAACGTACCCTTAAAACTGCCCCATCCCATAGCCGTGGCACTTATGGAGCGCTATGGCGAGGATTTTTTTCTAAAGGCCACGGAGCTCAACGATATCGTGGAGGCCATCAAAGGCCTGGAGCTTCGGGAGGACGAGTCGCCCGAAATGGAATGGGAAATAGATAACTGGAGTTAAATAACTAAAAATATAGAAAATGGCAATAAAATTTTTTAAGGCGCCCACACTTCCGGGAACGCCCACCAATGCAGACAACGGCATCTGGTTTGTGAAGCCCAACGGCAGCAACCCGATGAAGATCTACCTAATGCACAACGGCACGCCGGTATCGTTGGATGCTGTTGATGCCGCCACGCTCGCCACTGCCCTGGCCCTGAAGGCCGATGACAATGCGGTGGTGAAACTGGCAGGCACGCAGACCATTACCGGATCCAAGACTTTCAATGCAGTGCCCAAGATCGGTCAGGACGCCACCGGTGGCACCGATGCGGTTCGGAAGAGCCAGCTAGACAGCCTCTTGGCCAACAAGGCCGATGACAATGCGGTAGTGAAGCTGGCGGGCAACCAGACCGTCAACGACATTAAGACCTTCACCGTGCCGCCCAAGTTTAACGCAGATGCCTCATCCGCTACCGATGGGGTGCGCAAGGGGCAGCTTGACACGCTCTTGGCCGCCATCAATCAGGCCATTGCCGATCTGCAGGCCACGGTAGTGGATGGATTGGCCCCGCCTGTTGATATTGATTGTTCCGGCAACCCGAACTACCCCGCCGCAGATGTGGGCGACCGATTTATCGTTACTGCCGATGGTAGGATAGGTGGAGCTTCAGGTATTGAGGTAACCGTGGGCGATTTGATTGTCTGTAAGGCGACCACCAGTGGCGGTACACAGGCCACTTCAGGCGACAAGTTCTACATCTTGCAGACCAACGTGCACGATGCCACCATGACTGTTAAGGGCTTGATACAACTGGCCACACAGGCCGAGGTGGACACGGGTACCAACACTACCAAGGCGGTGACGCCTGCCACCCTAGCAACACGCCTGGCTGCTTTGAGCAGCACCATAGACTCGACTATTTTAGCCACTACCGAGAGCCGCTATGTGCGCTATGACCAGAGCCAGAGCCTGACCACTGCACAAAAGACCTTTGGGCGCAATAACATTGAGGCCGCCAAGGACAGCGAAGTAGTGAAAACTACGGGCAACCAGACAGTGGCCGGTACCAAGACCTTTTCATCACCAGTAAAGGTGCCCACTGCTATCGCCACGGATGACGCCGTTAACAAGGGACAGATGGATGCGGGACTAACAACCAAGGCCAATGATGCCGATGTGGTGAAGCTGACCGGCAACCAAACGGTGGCCGGAAAAAAGACCTTTAGCACCGTGCCGGCGAGCAATCAGGACGCCACCGGTGCCAACGATCTGGTGCGCAAGAGCCAGGCCGAGGCTATGATGGCCTCTGCAACATTAGAATGGACAACCGATAACTGGACGTAAAATATGGCAATAAAATTTCATAAAAGTGCAGCACTCCCGTCATCGCCCACTCCTGCCGATGACGGGGTCTATTTTGTAAAGGCCAACGGCAATGCGCCGTTCCGCGCCTATATTATTGATAATGGGGAAGTATTCAAATTGAACGGTGACCCCATTGAGGATCAGCTAACACGCATCTATGGCGACCGCTATGCCGGTGGGCCTTTGGTGGCGCGAGATTTGGTGAATCCATTCTTGATCAACCAGCCTGGAATCCACAACCATAAAGTAATAGCTATTGGAACCTCGAAGCAGAGCATTTTGGAATTTGGCAGCAATGTGGATATACCTGCCAAACATTTTGTGGCCACATCAATCCGGCCCGATTCGATTTGGGAGGGAAAAATATTCCTGCAATGGAGCAAAACACAGACTGGTGCCGGTGCCACTATTTATTTTGATTGTACGCAAAAAGCAGGGCTTGGAATTCCCATTTCCTATCAGCTTCCCTTGACGGATATCGGCAATACGGCCTCCTGTGACGTGATCATCAACTTTCAGGTGATTTTTCATGGCGGTGGCAATACTAAGTGGTATACAGTTATAGGGGAGGCAATCTACAAGTACTCCAATGGGTACGTAAGGATGGACACAGTGGAGGTAAAGGCCACCGATCCAACAATTGATACCTCAGAAGGGGTGCTGTTCAATATCTATTTTAAGGGCAACCAGAGCAATGACAAGGTGATAGCCCGAAACATCACAATGCGGCGTATGGAACAGCCGATAATAAGTTAGAGTATGAAAAATTTACCTTATTTGAGATATGCCTTGTACGGAATTATTTTCGCCCTGGCCTTTTTGGTTGGGCTGTTTGTCTTTCCGCTGGCCTACACCTTGAGAAAATGGGTTCGCAGAAATAAGTTTCTGCCGCTTTGGATTTGGCTGAATTCTGATGAGCCAACGGAAATCGAGAACGACTATGGCGATGACGGATTTCGGAAGCGAAAGGGAATCGTCATTGAGGGAAAGAACTGGTTCCAGCTTCTTTTAATTTCTTATAGGTGGGCAGCTTTGCGCAACCCTCATTATAATCTCAAGCTGATGCTCGTTCCCAAAAAGGGAAATAAGACGGACATAACAGTGAAAGCGCACCAGACCTCCGCCGACCCCTTGATTATCTGCGACCGTTTTCTATTGGGAAAACAATACGTTACCTACAGGATTGATGGGACGAAATACTTCCGGTTTTCATTTGCCCGGCCCGTCAAATGGTTCGGAAAAACAAAACTCTGGAACGTTCAACTGGGTGCCGCGGATCATCGATGGCTGTTTAAAAATAAAATTAGTGATTATGGTAAATAAGGTAGTAAGCAATTTTTGGACTGCAGTAATTGCATCCATTATTTTAACAGCCACAGCGCTGTTATTGAACGGCCACGAACATTGTGGCCTGGTATTAACATTTGAAGGATTGTTATTTGGTATAAGAGTGGCTGATAAGGGCATTCAGGCTTACCAAAAAGGCAAGAGCGCTCCCGAACAATTGCGGGTATAAAAACCCCCGGCATACTTAACGATCTCACTCAATTAAATATTAAAATCCACTCAGGGAACCGGGGGCAAAGCCTTCAGTAAACTAAGTGGATTTTTTAATTGAGTGAGATGACAAATATAACAAAAACGAGACAGAACAAGTATCATCGTATGCTTGCAAAAATCCTTGAAAAAGGAAAAATTCAAAAGAATAAAAAAGGAGATATCCAATATCTTATAAATGAGCGATTGGTAATGAAACCAATTGATTTATTGGAAATCTTTGAGGGCCATGGAATGGCCAGGAAGAAATTGAAGGATGAGCTCAATCTATTTATGGCCGGAGAACGTTCCACCGAAGCCTATCGTGAAGCTGGAGTTACTTGGTGGGACTATTGTGGTCCAATATTGGTAAACAGTTACCCTACTTATTTTGAGCAACTGCCCAGACTAATCGAAAAGATAAACCGCGAGAAAAGGAATAGCAAAAATTACGTGCTGTTTCTAGGACAAACTAATGCAGAAAGCAATCAGCAACCGTGTCTGAGCTTGATACAGTTTCAGATTGAAAAAGGAAAATTAATTGTATCTGCTTATCAACGATCGAGCGATGCCAGTTTAGGATTGCCAGCAGACATTTACCACTTGTATCTGATCAGTAAGCAGATAGACGTGCAGTTGAAATCGATTACATTATTCCTGGGCAATGTCCACATCTACCAAAATAATATTGAGGGCACAAAGGAACTGCTTGCCGGTGGCTCAACCAAATTCACATTGAACGTATGAAGACACCAACGAGTTACTACGGAGGCAAACAGAACCTTGTGAGCACCATTTTGCCATTGATACCTGATCATTCAACATACGTGGAACCGTTTGTTGGTGGCGGTGCTATCTTCTGGGCAAAACCAAAAAGCGAGACCGAAATCATCAATGATTACAATCGAGAGCTGATAAACTTCTACGAGTGCGTACAGAATGAATTTGTAGAGCTGGAGAAATTGGTACGTATAAGCCTCCACAGTCGCTCCCTGCACAATGATGCAACCGTTATCTATAACAACCCCCATATGTTCGATAGATTGAAGCGTGCGTGGGCTGTGTGGGTTCTGGCTGCCCAAAGCTTCAGTAGTATGCTCGATGGTTCCTTTGGGTATGACCGGATGAAAGGCACTACCAGTAAGAAGATAACGAATAAACGCGAGGATTTTACAATTGATTTGGCTATCAGGATGCAGAATGTTCAAGTAGAATGTACAGATGCGCTGCGGGTAATCAATAGCCGGGACCACAAAGATGCGTTCCATTATTGTGATCCACCATACTTCAATAGTGATTGTGGCCACTACGACGGATATAGCCAAGATGACTTTGAGAATCTATTAAAAACCTTACAGGGCGTTCAAGGTAAGTTTATGATGAGTAGCTACCCCAGTGAGATATTGAAACGGTACAGCGATGCCAATGGTTGGCATACGATGCAGTTGGAGCAAAGCGTAAGTGTGGCGAATGGAACTGGCAGACCGGGAAAGAAGAAGATAGAAGTACTGACGGCCAACTATGACCTCAGCAACCCGCGAGATGATTTAAAGTTGTTTTAAATGGTGTTTAAATGCGCTGAAATTGTACCTTTTGAATTAAATAAATGTACTTTTTGATTTGCGAATTATAGTAATGGCGTTGGGGGTGGCGGCACCATTCTTTATGAAATTGCAAACCAAAACGGCAATCCGCAATCTACCGTGAAC